ATCTTCTTCATCTTCCTCATTCTCCTCATCTTCCTGATTCTCTAGCTGAGATTCCTGAGTCTCCTCAGCCTCTTCATCGTCATCCATCTCCTGATCATCGTCATCCGTTGAATCAACGATTGCGCGAAGTTCAAACTGGGCATTGAGTAGCGTAATACAGGTCCAAATCTGATAAGATACCAGATAGAGACAGATAACAATATTGAGAGCTGCAAACTTCATATTTGCTAGAATGCATAGGAACTGAAGAGTAAGCAGAACTACAAAGAGTTTTACGTGCATCTTGATCATAACGTGAGTATTATCATAATCCATTGCAAAGTCACTATCAGCGTGTACCAAGTACTCAATAGACTCAGTCATCTATTGTTGAATACCTTAGTGTAGTACAATAAACACATTCAAATTTAGCCTCACCTGTCAAAAATTGACCCACTTCCAAGCTATATACAAGTATGGCTTCTGATCCGACGTATCGTTTGGAGATCGTTGTACTTCCCGAGGGTGCTCCGTTTTATCCTGCAGTAGGAACAGTTGAGAATCTACTTGCTCACAATGCTGGTTATGATGTAAAGATTGTTAATAAGGAACTTCCGAGGCCAGTCGCAGCGCTTGCAGCTCTTGGAATCAAGGCACGAATGATTAAGTGTACTATTCTTCCAAATGGAGACCGGTATGAACAGGGTTGCCATTATACACTGGAACCCCGGTCATCCATCTTCAAGACAAGCTTTATGATGGCAAATAGCCGTGGTATTATTGATAAGAGTTACCGTGGAGAGCTCAAGGCTCCGATGGTATCTGTGGGATCAAATCTGGCAAGTGTTGATGCAGGTACGCGACTCTTTCAGATTCTTGCACCAGATCTGGGATACATCTATCAGGTTATCTACGTGGAGAGCCTTGATGAAACGAGCCGCGGATCGGGTGGATTTGGAAGCACAGGGACAAAGTAGAGGAGATCAGATGCCTGTTGATATAAGTCAAACAGACAGTTATGGGACTAAAATACCAAAAGGAACTGCGACAACATTAATTGATTTAATCACGCGAGATGATCAAGATGGACTCTTTTTTCCATTAAAAACTGAAGTAAGTCGGTTCTATCGCGGAGACCTACAACAGACAATTCCATTTACATCTGTTTTTCGTGAATTTACCTTTATAGGCCCTGCCGAGCTTGGTCAGCGTTTTACGTTTGAAATTGGTAGCTTAGATTGTGGAGATTTACTTCAGGGTCTTTTTATTCAGGTACAGATGCCTCATTGGTATAGTGCTCTAGAACAGCAATATTTGACAAGTAAGCGTTACCTATACAAAAACCCTGCCTTAATGTGGACCTATGCAAATTCATTAGGTACAATTCTATTGGAAGAAGCAACGTTGGAAGTGGATGATCAGGTTCTTGAACGGATTACAGGAGATACGTGTGCCGTTGTATCTGCACTTTTCCCAGATTTGAATACTCAATTTGGCACTGCGTCAGTAGAAGGCCGTTATTCAATTGCAGATATAAAAGCCTTTCCAACTACTCGAATATTTCCTACAGAAGATGGCTGGATAACAATTCCTCTTGTATTTTCTTTGTTGAGAGAGCGTATCCAGGAAACATTTCCAAATCTAGCGTGTCGTGATGGTACTGTTCGTGTACGTGTGACTCTGAAAAAGTTTGATCAGATTGTGCGAATTGCATCAGGTACTCGTGCTTCGTGTACAGATACACCAATGGATAAGACATTTTCATTTACAGACACAGCAATCATTGGGTATCCTACAAAGACAATTACAACAGCTCAGTATCCTCCAGATTTACGCCAAATTCAACTTCTGACATATGGTCAATTAGTGGATGGCCCTTATCGTGATGCTATCTTTCGTACTCCCTTTGAACGCGCCTACAGAGAAATTCAACAGTTTGACTTTAATGAGCCTATGAAGTATATTGTAAATAAGACGGGAAGTGATATTATTACAGTACAGTTACCACTCGAAGCCAATCAACCTGTTGAAGAGATTGTCTGGTTTCTTAGACGTAAGGCAGCTATAACTCTTAATAATGACTGGACAAATTTCAGTGCGACTCTTGAGAAAGACTATAATTCAACATTTACTCCTGCAGTTCCTCTTTTATCAAAAGCTCGGATACAAGCCAATGGAATGGATATTATTTCTAAGGATGAAGAGTGGTTTCGGTCTCATATTGGCCGTGCTCACAAAGGGGGCAAGGTGTCCTATGATTCTTTTATTTACGGCTACTCATTTGCTGCTCATCCTGGCGAGCACAATCCGAGTGGAACAATTAATGCGAGCCGTTTGAGTTCTTTACGCTTAACACTGGATGTCAAGCCGCCTGGTGGCACAGAGGATACAGAGTGGGAGGTTCACGTCTTTATATTCGCCTTTCAGTGGCTCCGATTTGAAAATGGAATCTGTAATAAGATCTTTATTGATTAATACAATACGAAAAAAATTGATAGTTGTACCCTAGTTAATTTACGTATAGTCAAGATGGCAGCAGGCAACTCAGAGTTTACTGCAGATTTCTTCAATGAGTCATCCAAGGCGTGGCTCACTAACAAGGTCAAGGTGGGTGAGCAGTATCGGTATAAGTGTGAAGGTACTTGTTTGACAGGCAAGGGATGTAAGCACAATGCCTCTTATATTAAAGGTCAAGATATAGCGTCTATTCATACGTGTAAGCAGCATAGCAAGCAGGCGACCTTTTACAAACCGTATCAAATCATAACTCGATCTAGAGCGGTTAGCCCGGCCGTCTAAATCCTGTGCGGCAAGTAAGGAGAAATGGTGGCAAGTCTATTGAAAGTTATCTCAACAGGAGTTCAAGATGAGAGGCTCCAGCCACCAATAGATCAACCAAGTCTAGATTCATTTCAGAAAGTTTTTATCAAAGCAGGTCGATATGGAACACAGTGGGTCCGAGTTGATTTTGATACGCTTCCTAATTTTGGAACATCTGCTGTGGCTCGTCTTCCTGTTCACGGAGAATTAATTGGTCGTGTGTACTTGGTAACGATGATGCCTGATATATCTACGCAGCAATTGAGAGCAAAGGCTGCTGCTGTTGCCTCAGGCTCTACGTTTGCAGGTCCTTATTTTAGTTGGACGAATAGTTTGGGTCACGCACTGATTAATGAGGCTAGTCTTTCAATTGGTGGATCGTTGCTTGATGCCATTCCAGGTGCCTTGATGGAAATGTTAGATGAGTTTCAGACACCGATTGAGAAGGTGGTCGAAGTAAATCGGCAGCTTTGTCGAGCTGATAATGGATTTAATCAGCAGAGTTTTGGTGTCAATACAACATCACAGAAGGTTGTTACATCACTTCCTTTTTGGTTTTGTCGCGATGATCCAGCATCTGCTCTACCGATTGATGCATTATCAGTGGATGAAGTGCGAATCACAATTTCGTACAATCCTACAAACGCCTTGTATTATACAAATTCACGTCTTCAGAATCTGAACACGACGTATAATGGTAAGATAATTCCTTCTATTGTTGCTTCATCGTTAGTAAACCCTCAGGCAAATTCAGTCGTTGCGGGAGGAAATCTGTGGCCTCTTGAAGGCGCGAAGTTCTATAAGACAAGTCCAACTGGATATGTACTTGGTGGATTAAATCCGACATTATTTAGTCAACCTCTTGTTACAGAAATTCCAGGAATTTCAATGCCAACTCCCTTAACAATACCTGAAGCCTATCTTCTAGTGGAATATATCTATCTAGATAAGCCTGAGGCGAACAGATTTAGAATCGCAGATATTCAGGCGCCGATTGTTCAGCATTATGAATTTGATCCAGTAGATAATCAATCGAATACCTTTATGAGGACACAGTTATTTGTACCGAATCCGACACGTGATCTTTTTTTTTACTGTAATCGCTACGAGGCGCCATCATATAATGCACCGTTTCTAGCCACTCGTGATCTGAGTAATAATCTGTATCCGAATGGTCCGTGGTGGCCTGATGCGAGTGGTCTAGATCAACGATTTTATGGGACTTCGTTAAGACCTGGATTTTCAACAAGAGATTCTGAGCCGATTCGTTGGCTTTCTTTAACCTATGAAGAAACATTGACGCGATACAGCACTGAAAATGTTGCGCTTTTTAGATCACTGATTCCGTCTATGGAGCAGCGCAAGGCTCCTTGGGTCAACCGATATTTTTACAATCTTCCATTTGGTTTGCAGAATGGATTAAGACCAATTTCATTGCCGGCAGGCGAAGCGAATTTAGATAAGGTCCAGCATACACAGCTTGCTCTAGCATTTCACGGTCAAACACAGAATATCAATGATGACTTTACAAATCGGTATATAACACACATTTATGCGCAGACATACAATATTCTACGTATTTACGGAGGCCGTGCGACTACACTCTTCTCTTATTAAAAATAAAAGCAAAAATTGAACCTTTTCTAGAAGTAAATAATCAGTATACTCATTTAAGATGACTGAACCGATTATTCGTGC